AAGAAAACAAAAGCACACGAAGCCGAATTTCCAATAGAAGAATTCTTAGATGGTGTAGTATGTATTATGGTCGACGAAGTGCATAAAGCAAAAGCAGATGTATTAAGAAATTTATTAGGTGGTGTGTTTGCTAGTGTTCCAATTCGTTGGGGTTTAACAGGAACTATTCCCAAAGACGATCACGAAGCAGTTAGCACATTCTGTAGTTTAGGACCTGTAGTTGGAAATCTTAGCAGTAAAGAATTACAAGATATAGGTGTATTAGCAGATTTAGATGTAAATATTTTTCAATTGCAAGATGGCGTATTAGGATTTAATAGTTATGCACAAGAATTAAAATGGCTCCTTACTGATAATAAACGCATTGATCACATCAGTGAGATTATAAAAGGTTTAGCAACAAGTGGTAATACACTTGTATTGATAGACAGAATTAAAACAGGCGAGATGCTAATAGAAAGAAACGACGATTGGGTATTTGTAAGTGGTAAAATGAAAACCACAGATAGACAAGACGAATATGCAGAAATTAGTGAGATGGACAATAAAGTTATTGTTGCAACATATGGTGTTGCCGCTGTTGGTATTAACATACCTAGGATATTTAACCTTGTTATGTTAGAGCCAGGAAAGAGTTTTGTTCGTGTAATACAAAGTATCGGAAGAGGTATTCGTAAAGCAGAGGACAAAGATTATGTGCAAGTGGTTGACATCACGAGCAATTTAAAGTATAGTAAAAGACACCTTACAAAAAGAAAGCAGTTCTATAAAGAACAGAACTTTAGACATAAGGTAACAAAGGTTGAATATAAATGAAAATATTAACATTAGAGAATTATAGTTACGATATAGATAGTGTTCCAGATGAGATAGATGATATAAGATACTGCATTTTTGATGCAGGTGATCCAGAGTATATGGATTACTTCTTTTTACCATTAATCTTTTTGGAAAGTTTTTATGCACCAGCAATATGCTTAGACATAGGCGGATTTAAAATCCAAATGCCTATGGACTGGAGTATACTTACAAGTGATGAAGATTTTGATGGTATAGAAGTTATGCCACTATCAAGTTTAAACAATAGAGGTTTTGTAGCACCAGTTTTAAATCCATTAAAAACTTGGATGCCACGAGCGGAGGAAATACAAATTACTAACGTCTATCAAGATGTAAAATGGTATTTTCCAAAATTAAAGAATGGGCATTTACTAGTAGTTCCATTAGAAGATGGGCATGAACCTAAATGCGTCATGTTTGTAAAAGAAGCAAATAAAATTAAAGATATTGATTTTGCTGATATGCTATAGGAGGTTATTATGGCAAAAAGAAAATTTAGAATAGAAGGCGGCAGATACGGAGGAGAACTTGTTTTAGGAGAAGTAAATCCAGCATTTGTCAGTTATTACGCAGAACTAGATGACACCAGTGCGTTAGTTGATGCTGTATTAGAATCCGATCAAGGCGGTTGGGAAGAAGAGGACGAACCTGCAGATGCATTATTAGATCCTAATACTCCTCCAGGTCCTGCTACAGATGAAGACGATTACTTCAATATGTGGGAAAATGATGGGTTTGAACACATTAATAGTGCCTACGCAGATGGAGGCTTTACAGTATATGAAGTTCCAGCAGATGGTTCAGATGATTGGTCCTATGATAAAGAAGTATATGAAGGGGAAGCCATTCATGTATATGGTAGAGAAGGTGGATACTTTAGCACAGACGATGAGCCAGAAGTAATAAACGAAGAAGATGAAGACGGCAACAAATATGTGCCTGTTTTAATGTTTCACAGTTGTGAGAAGGGTTCTTTTGGTGCTTGGTTTGTAGACTCAGATGAAGATTTTGATGAGTTTAAACTTGGAATGGGTGTTGTGGAAACAAATTTAGGTGAATTTGTTGATGCTGTATTTTACGATAAACTAGAATTAGATTGTGATTACGATTATAATGACACAACCGGTAAAAGTTATGATGCTCAGGTTGGCTGGTTAAATACTAAGTGGCATGACAGTCAAGATCTTATGCATGAAAACTTAGATGAATATCTTGCAGAGTTTGAAGAAAATGCAGAATGGGAAAGAGAAAATAGATGAAGCGAATTTTAATTTTTGGCCTACCAGGCTCAGGTAAATCTACTTTAGCAAAAAGACTAGTTGAAATATTAGGTAATGCTGATTGGCACAACGCAGACAAAATACGTGAAACATTTAATGATTGGGACTTTTCGCCTGAGGGTAGAGAACGCCAATCATTACGAATGAGAGATTATGTCCGCAAAAGTGTTGCTAAAGGAAATTATGGTGTAGCAGACTTTGTTTGCCCAACAAATGAACTTCGTGAAAAAAATGTCCCTGAATATGTAATTTGGATGGATACAATTGAAGAAGGTAGATTTGAAGACACTAATAAAATGTTTGAAAAACCTACAATAGATAGTGTTACAATTAATGCTGTAATTAAAGCAGAAGAGTGGTGGACAGAAGAAAAATGCGAGGAATGGGCAAGGCTACTTGCAGTTGATATTAAAGATCATGAGTTTCAGCCAAAGCAACCAACTACACAAATGTTAGGGAGATTTCAGCCTTGGCATGAAGGACATCAAAAGTTGTTTGAAAGAGCATTAGCGAAACATGGACAAGTAGCATTACTTGTTAGAGATATGCCATTAACAGATGACAATCCCTGGCAAGTAGATAAGATATGTGAAAACATTGAAATAGCATTGGCCGAACATGCTGGTAAATTTAGATGTTATCCTGTGCCTAATATTATGAATATTACTTATGGCAGAGGTGTAGGTTATAAGATTGAAGAGGAAGTTCTTGATGAGGAAACGCAAAAAATTAGTGCAACTAAAATCAGAGAACAGATGAGAAAGGATGGAGAACTATAATCATCCTGCTTATACAAGGTATCCACATTTGAAGGACAAGACAACGCCTCATTATAGCGAATGGAAAAAAATATTTGCTTGGAAGCCATGTAAGACTATAGGCGGTAAAAAAGTATGGCTTAGAAACATTTATTTAAGAACAATAACAATAGAATGGACTCCACCAATGTTTCCTGCAGGTGCATATCATAACAAACAATATGCTACATGGGACGAAATTTTAAATATAAAAATGAGGTAAGATAATGTATCAATTTACAAGCGAAAGTGTTTCGCAGGGTCACCCGGATAAAGTTGCAGATTTAATTTCCGATACTGTAGCAACGTATCTAATTAACGGAAACAAGCAACACAGAGCGGCAGTGGAAACACTAGTCACAACCAATAAAGTCGTGTTAGCCGGCGAATACAAAAGCGACAGAGGCCTTAATAAAGATAGGATTGCTAACCTTATTAGAGATACTATAAAAAAAATTGGATATGAGCAAGAAGGCTTTCATTGGGAAACAGTAGAAATACAAAATAATTTGCACGGCCAATCACCTGATATAGCATTAGGCACAGATGAGTTTGGTGCAGGTGATCAGGGCATTATGTTTGGATATGCTTGTGAAGAAGCAGGTAATAAATTACCTTATCCACTTTATTACAGTCATGAAATATTAAAAACATTGGAGAGATTAAGAAAAATTGATTCCAACTATGATTGGTTAGAACCAGATAGCAAAGCACAATTTACATTTAATTATGGCAGTGATGGAAAGCCAATTAATATTGCTAAAATTGTATGTAGCACACAACATAAAGAAAAAGTTGATATTGAATTTGTTAGAGACGAAGTTAAAAAAATTATAAAAGATGTTGCAGGAGAATACATAACAACAGATACAGAATTTTTAATTAATCCAACTGGTAGATTTGTAATTGGTGGTCCAGATGGTGACACAGGGTTAACTGGTCGTAAGATTATTGTAGATACATATGGTGGAGCATCTCCACATGGTGGCGGTGCTTTTTCAGGTAAGGATTGCACTAAAGTAGATAGAAGTGCGGCATATATGGCAAGATCTATTGCAAAACAAGTATTACAAGAAAATCCATATCAAGAAGTATTAGTTCAATTAAGTTATGCAATAGGAATACATGAGCCTACATCAGTAACCATATGGACAGATAAAAAAATAAATTATGTTGTTGCAGAACATATAAAACAACATGTTGATTTAACACCATTAGGAATAATTAACAAGTTTGATTTATTTAATTTAGATTTAACAAAAACAACAAACTATGGACACTTTGGTAAAAAAGGTTTACCATGGGAGGATCATCCATGGATTTAAAAAAACATATTAGAACTGTTTTAGATCATCCTATTCCAGGAATAGAATTTAGAGATATTACATCACTAGTTGAGACACCAGAAGCATTTAATCATACCCTTATACAACTTACAGCAAACTGTATGGATTTTAAAGCAGATGCTATTATAGGTGTAGAAAGCAGAGGATTTGTATTTGGTTCTCCTATAGCAAGAGATTTAGAAATTCCTTTTGTAATGGCAAGGAAACCAGGTAAGTTGCCTAATAAAACATACAGTAAAGAATTCAAACTAGAATATGGAGAAACAGAATTACACATACAAACAATATCACCTATAAAGGGCAAAGTAGTAGTAATAGATGATTTAATTGCAACAGGTGGCACAGCACTTGCCTGTGCAGATTTGATACATGAAAACTTTGGCATACCTAAAGAAGATTTATTGATTTTGGCAGTAATAGACTTGCCCGATTTAGAAGGAAGTGCTATAATAGAGGATAACGGATATAATGTCCGCACACTAATTGAGTTCGAAGGAGAGTAATGGCTAAAAAGGCACCAGCAATACCATTGAAAGATATAATGGCGGCTGTCGATAAGAAAGACAGAGGTTTCTACAATCGTCTTACTGCTGAACAAAAAAAGGCATTTAGTGCCTGGATGATGATGAGGTATTGTAGTAGTGTGCAAGGCAGAGATGCCGCAAACTACATATATCTTACAAATGAATTAGTAAACTTTCAGTTTATGGAAGTTAGCAAACATCCTGAACTACAGTGGTTGTTACTTAGTGCATGTGGGGTTGGTAAAATACAATTCCATCCTTACTTAAAACCGCCTAATGCTAAAAAGAAGAAAAATAAAATATCAGAATTCTTATATGGTTTATATCCGCATAGCAAACCAGAAGATATAGAATTAATGATTAAGTTAAACAGTAATAATGATTTAAAGGCATTGGCATATGACTACGGATACGATGACAAAACAATCAAAGAAATCTTTGGAAAGTAATACCTGTAAATGGTGTAACAAAAACTTTATGAGTGAAAGAACTCTGAGTGCTCATATGTGTGTAAAGAAAAGAAGATATGCAGACAAAGATTTAACACATACTAGATTGGGTTATAGAGTGTTCCAAATGTTTTATGAAATGAATACTACTGTTAGTAAACCTAAAACACAAGAAGACTTTATAAAGAGTCAATACTACGAAGGCTTTACAAAATTTGGAAGAAGTTGTATTCGAAATGAATATTTACAACCAGAGCAGTTTGCAGAATGGTTAATTAAAAATGGCAAGAAATTAGCAGACTGGAGCAAAGATAAAATGTATGACGAGTTTCTTCTATTATATGTTAAGAAAGAACCGGGTTTGAAAGCATTAGAACGAACTATAATTTATTTGTCTGAATGGGCAAAAGATAACAATAAGGATTATAGTGAATATTTTAAAGAAGTATCTACACCCAGAGCAGTTCACGATATAAGAAGTGCAAAAGTTTCGCCGTGGGTTATGTATTTAAGTAACTCAGGCAATGATCTACTAAGGCGTTTTACTTCTGAGCAAGTAGAAATGATAAAAGAAATAATAGATTCTAAATTTTGGATGAAAGTATTTTTGGCCAATAAAGAAGAAGTAGCAGAAATTAAAAAAACATGTCAGATAGCAGGGATATAATATGAAAAAACAAGAGGAACTGTTAGTTATTACAATGGAAGAGTGTGCTGAACTTACTCAGGCATGTAGTAAACTAATCCGCTTTAACGAATCATGTGATATAAAACAATTACAAGACGAAATTGGTGATGTTATGTGTATGATTGAAATTCTAAAAGATGGCGGTCTTGTTACTGATGAACAAATACAAAGACGTATAGCAGTTAAAAAAGAAAAGTTAATGAAGTGGAGTTTATTGTTCCGTGAAGATTAATTTTGATGTAGACATCGATATGGCTAACCGAGATGACTTTCTTGCATTAGTCAAGCATACACCTGCAAGTATTGAAAAGGATGGTAAGTTTACTAAACACAATACTGGTGTCTACTTTCAAAACATTCCTAAGTTTCCATTAGAAGGTTACAGCACAATAGATCACAAACAAGCAGAAGAAGAAGGTTGGTTTAAAGTTGACTTTCTCAACAATCACATATACAAAGATATTGTCGATGAAGAGCATTTAGAGAGACTTATAGAAACAGAGCCGATGTGGGAATTGTTTAGCCATAAAGAAATAGTAGAGCAACTGTTTCATATTGCAAAACATTTTGAAATAGTAAAACAGCATCAACCTAAAAACATAGAACAATTAGCAATGATACTTGCAATGATACGACCAGGTAAAAGATATTTGGTTGGAAAGGATTGGAAGGATATTGAAAAAGAAGTTTGGGTAAAAACAGACGATTATTTTTTTAAGCAAAGCCATGCAATGGGTTATGCTTTAGCAATTATTGTTCAATTAAATTTAATTGTAGAAAGCCTTAATCAGACTTCCTAACTAACTGTATTCCTCGTCTTTTAATTCTTTTCTTAAGAAGATTTTGTAAGGTAGTCATTGGCCCAAACATGTGAGTAACATCTTTCATAATAAATGTTGTTAAGTAAGGGCGGAATAATTTCATTTCGTGATGCAGAAACACATCAATAGGCATCATTCTATTTGATTCCCACCACCATGTGTCTCCTAGTTCTAATAGTATCCTGGTCTCGTCTAGGTTGCTTATTTTTTGTAAATCGTAAAATGTGATTATAGAGTTATCATAATTTACAACAATGCCAAAATACTCTACT